ACGAATAGGTCATGAAATATATAGGTCAGGATATGCACACAAACATACTTGTTATCTAGGATACTGGACACCTGTGCCAATATTTGTTGCAAAAGAAATGTTAAAAACTATGGCAGATAAAACTGATATAGTTTGGAATAATAGTGAACAAGTAGTATATCATGGTGCTGATGGAGTGTTTACACTTACAAAAGGACACAATCTAGGTATAACTTACATCACAGGTGTATCACATCCTGATAAAGTAAAAGATATAGAGCCAGATGTAGATGGTTTTGCCTATGCAACAGGATCAAGAACTGTACATTTGGCGTGTGAGTTAGGTGCCAAAGAAGTTTATATTATCGGACATGATTTGTATAGTTTAGATGAAAAGATAAACAATGTATATGCAGGCACTAATTGTTATGCTGAAAAGAATGCTGATTATGCCAGACCTGATAATCCAGATGAGACATATAACTGGATACTACAACACAAAAATACTTTTGATAAGTTTAAAGATACTAAGTTTTACAAAGTAAATCTAAATGCTATTGGCACATCGCCAATAGATTGTGAGATAGAAAAATGGAAAGATTGTTCTAATCTTACTTACATAACACAAAAAGAAATGGTCGAAAGCCTTGACAAATAAACCAAAAGGTGATATAATACCACTATGACACTAGAAGAATTACAACAACAGGTAGACAAAGATTTCAAACTTGACGATACAGAGTTAGATACTGAATCGGTTAAGATACCTTTATTACATAACAAATATTTACAACACTTTAATAAGTTTTCTTTACTATTAAAGAAGGCTGAATATGATTATAAGACTTTGCAAAGACATAAATGGGAATACTACACAGGCAAATCTGACCCATCGGTCTATGCAGAAAAACCTTTTGATTTAAAAGTATTAAAAGCAGACGTACATATCTATATGGATTCAGATGAAGAATTACAAAAAGCAGACCAGAAGGCTGCATATTTAAAACAGGTTGTTACATATCTTGAACAAGTTTTAAGAAGTATAAACAATCGAACATTCTTAATTAAAAATGCAATAGAGTGGAAGAAGTTTACAAGTGGTGCAATCTAAATCTTTTTTAGGTTGCGTTGGGTTTGGTCATGTTCAAGGAAGTTGGATATGGCATATGTATATTGTAAGAGGAAAACATTGTTATAATATTCCTTTAATTTATCCCTTGTATTATATCATGTATGTTTTGTATATAAGAAGTGTAGAAAAAAACTTGGAGACTTATGGAACATCAAAAAATATTCGCAACTAATATATTCTTATTAGATAATTTTATACCACAAGTAACAGCCACAGAGGTATCAACAATACTTACTATGAAAAAGTATATTAGTGAGTTATGGTCAGAAAGAGATTATGATAATAACTGGCAAACAAAATCAGCAGATTTACATAAGAAAAAAGAGTTTAAGTATTTCTCAGATTTGATTGTAAAGACTGGTAAGGATATATGTGATACTTTAGGATATGATGTAAAAGAATTAGTTATTACTGATATGTGGGCAAATGTTTTAAAGAATAGTGAACATCATCCTGTTCACACACACTCAAATAATTTTTTAAGTGGTACTTATTATTTACAATCAGACCAAGGTGCTAGTATAGTCTTTCATGACCCTAGGCCTGCAGCTGATGTTATAGTACCGAGAAAGAAAGAAAAGAATACTTTAAATTCTAGTCTATTAAGTTATGCGTCTAAAACAAATAGAGCAATATTTTTTCCTGCATGGTTGCCACATTGGGTTCAGCAGAATAAGTCAAATAATAAACGTATAAGTATAGCCTGGAATATGCAAGTGAAAGGACAAGTAGGTGAACATCATGAATTCCAATCAGCCGATTTCTAAAGACAAAGTTTATAATTACATATATTATTATCCACAAGTATTAGGCCCTGCCGCTTGTGATAATATAATTGCACACTACAATAAAAATTCATTTAAAGGGTGGAAGACTTCTACCTTTTCAACTGCTACTAAAAATTTAGGTACATCTAAAGTTGAAATGAAAGAATTTTGGATAGAACCACAAATGTTTGGTTACAAAACTATACAACAAGGATTTCAAATAGCAGTAAACGATTATATATCAATACACGATAAAATTAAAATACAAGAATATACAAATTTTAGAATTAACTGCTACGAAACAGGCGGGTTTATGAAAGAACATATAGATAATATTCATCATAGTCATGGTCAAAAAACTGGTTATCCACATCTAACATCTTTAATATTTTTAAATGATGATTATGAGGGTGGTGAGTTTGTATTATGTGGTGAGCCTTTAGAAAAGAAAAAAGGTTCTGCTGTTGTCTTCCCATCTAATTTCATGTTTCCTCATGAAGTTCAAAAAGTTACAAGTGGCAACAGATATAGAATAATGACATGGATACTTTAATAATAGAAAAAAAGAACGAAGTTTACATAACGGTAGATTGTGACCCGAATGTACAGAGAGAGTTATCTGAGTTTTTTACTTTCTATGTACCAGGTTATAAGTTCATGCCAGCATTTCGTAATCGTATGTGGGATGGTAAGATACGATTATTCTCACAAAAAACAAAAGAAATATACTTTGGATTATATCCATATATTAGAGCATTTGCTGAAGAAAGAGGTTATCAAATAGTAACAGGTAAAGATGTTGATGTTGATAACAAGGTAAATAAAGATACTGTTAAAAAGTTCTCTAATAGTCTAGGTCAAAAATTTACAGCTAGAGATTATCAAATAGACGCTGTATATCATAGTCTTAAATTTAATCGTGCTTTATTATTAAGTCCGACTGCAAGTGGTAAATCGTTTATCATATATGCGTTAATAAGATATTATTCTCACCTAATCAAAGATACCCCTAACAATCGAATATTATTGATTGTACCGACAACCTCGTTAGTTGAGCAGATGTATTCTGACTTTCAATCATATGGTTGGAATGTAAAGAAAAACTGTCATAGATTATATAGTGGCTACTCTAATCAAACAGACAAAAAAGTATTGATATCAACATGGCAAAGTTTATACAAGTTGCCGAAAAAATATTTTGAACAGTTTGGTTGTGTTTTTGGTGATGAAGCACATTTATTTAAATCTAAATCACTTACAGAGATTATGACTAAACTTGAAGATTGTAAATATCGTATTGGTCTTACTGGTACATTAGATGGTGCTCAAACACATAAACTAGTTTTAGAAGGATTGTTTGGTGCTGTAAATAAAGTTACATCTACAAGAAAACTTATGGATAAAAAACAACTGTCTAATCTAGTAGTTCGTTGTCTAATACTAAAACATACACCAGATAATTGTAAAATGGTTGCAAGTGGTAAGTATCAAGATGAAATAGATTATCTAGTAAGTAGTAAATCAAGACAAAATTTTATTCGTAATCTAGCACTTAAATTAAAAGGGAATACTTTAGTTTTATTTCAACTAGTAGAGAAACATGGTAAAAATTTACATGAGATAATTAAAGAAAAGGCTGATGATGACCGAAAAGTTTTTTATATTTTTGGTGGTGTTGAAGCTGATGAAAGAGAAGCGATAAGAGGAATAGTAGAGAAAGAAAAGAATGCTATCATAGTTGCAAGTTATGGTACATTTAGTACTGGTGTTAATATTAAAAATCTACATAATATTATTTTTGCTAGTCCTTCTAAGAGCAGAATAAGAAACTTACAAAGTATAGGTCGTGGCTTAAGATTAGGCGACAATAAAGTTAATGCTACTTTGTATGATATAGCAGATGATTTAACGCACAAATCAAAAGAAAACTTTACACTTAAACATTTTCAAGAAAGGATAAACATCTATACGGAAGAGGAATTTGACTATGAAATGCACAATATAGACTTAAAAGAATAGATAAATATTAGTATGGACAAAATAATTAACAAAGCACCAAATGATTTAACAGACTATCGAATAGTTAAATTATCAGACGGTAGTACATTAGTTGGAAGTATTTCTTTAGATAATGAGTTTTTACGAATACAAAATCCTTTACAACTAATTACAACACCAAGAATGACTGAACATGGATTAAAAGACGATAATACTTTAGCACCTTGGGTACCATTTACAAATGATAAAATGTTTGTTATACCAAAAGATAAAGTGATGGTTGTTTCAAGAGCTGCAAAAGAATTAGCAAACTACTATGATGTTATACTAACCAAACTTCAGCAAGTAAAAACAAAAGCCACTTATTCTCCTCAAGAAATAAATAAGATAATGGAAATTGCTGAACAATTAGATGAAGAATTGAGACAAAGAGAAGAAGAAGAAGGCCTACTATATGATGAAACTATTACTAAAACTATACACTAGCTATAGCTTATCCCCAGGCGACTACATAGTCGATTATACACAGATTCCTAGGATTGTCAAGCAACTGTCAGGAATAAATTTAAACCAAAAAAACTTGTAGAAAGGCTTGCATTTAAGCACAAAATGTAGTATAATAATTTTATGAAAAAAGCAAAAGAAAAACCACATTATGTAGATAATAAAAAGTTTTTAGAAGCGATGATAGAATATCGGGATAGATGTCAGAAAGCAGAAAAGCAGAATAAAAAGAAACCAGAAGTTACTAATTATATTGGTGAATGTTTTTTAAAGATTGCTAATCATCTATCTTACCGACCTAATTTTATCAACTATACTTTTAGAGACGATATGATTAGCGATGGTATTGAAAACTGTTTACAGTATATGAATAATTTTAATCCAGATAAAAGTAAGAATCCGTTTGCATATTTCACACAAATAATTTATTATGCATTTATTAGAAGAATACAGAAAGAGAAAAAACAAATTCAAATAAAATCTAAACTAATTGCAAATGCAGGTGTAGAAAATATGATGGACCAACTAAAAGGGGATGACCAACAATATCAAAGTCAATTACTAGACTATTTACAAAAAAATTTAAAAGAATAAAACTATATGAAGATAGCCTTACTGAATGACACCCATTTTGGTGCCAGAAATGATAGCAATATATTTGATGAATACTTTTACAAGTTCTATGATAATGTATTCTTTCCTTATTTAAAAGAGAACAATATAAAAACACTTATTCATTTAGGTGATATTGTAGACCGAAGAAAGTATATTAATTATAGAATAGCTCATAATTTTAGACATAAGTTTATGCAAAGATTATGGCAAGATAAAATTGATACACATATCATTATAGGCAATCACGATATCTATTATAGAAACACAAACAGAGTAAATGCTGTTCAAGAGTTATGTACAGCACCTGATGGTATCAACGAACCATTTATATATGAGGATGCAAAAGTTGTAGATTTTGATGGCACTAAAATTTTAATGTGCCCTTGGATTAATCCAGAAAATGAAGCACACTCTTTAGAAATGTTGAACACAGCAGAAGCAGACATATGCATGGGTCATTTTGATTTGAATGGATTTAGAATGATGGATACAATGGTACAGACACACGGCTATGATAAATCAATTGTATCAAGATTTGAAAAAACACTTAGTGGTCATTTTCACCATAAGAATGATGACGGTCAAGTATTTTATTTGGGCAGTCAATATGAAATGACATGGTCAGACTATAACAATCAAAAAGGATTTCATGTATTTGATACTGAAACAAGAGAGTTAGAGTTTGTGCCTAATCCATATACCATATTTAAAAAACTTATGTATGATGATACCAATACAAACTATGATAAGTTTGATATAGCAGACTATAATCAAAAGTTTATTAAGTTAGTTGTCGTAAACAAAAAAGATAATCAAATGTTTGATAGGCTACTTGATAGATTATATAAGGACATAAGTGTACATGAATTAAAAATATTAGAAGATTATTCTGACTTAAGCCACACCAACGTAAGTGATGATGTGGTAGAAGGATCCGAAGATACAATCACACTAGTTAATAATTATGTTGACCAGTTACCAGTTGATTTAGATAAAGATAAATTAAAAGTCATGATTAAAGAAATGTACATTGAGGCACAAGATACGGATGTT